CATCCTGTTTTATCTTTGTAAGCCGGTCCTGATGTGCCTTTTCCGCCATCTCAACAGCCTGATGATACTCAGACGCCAGGATCGTTCCCGCGTCATAAAACTGCTTAATCTGCGCTAAACTGTCCTGGTATTTTTTGTTTTCAAGCTCCAGCGGCGTAAGCAGCGCGTTAGCGGCCTGTTCCCCGGTAGACTTGAGCGACTTAAAAAAAGATTCCCACGTTTTGCGGGCGCTGTCTATTGCGTTCTTTGCGGACTTGCCCGCGGACCCTTTGCCGCCGGACTTGCCAGGCGTAAATACAGCAGCTGACCCCGCTCCGGATTTACTATCAAGAGATTTTAATGCGTCAGCCTGTCTTTTTAGTCTCTTTTCCCTGTCCTCATCGGCCTTTACAGCCGCGGCCGCGGTATCAGCAATCATCATCTTGACGCCCTTATATGACGCTTTTACATCGTCAAAAAGGGTATCAAACTCGGTGTGTGCCGCGTCCGCGGTAGCCTTAAAACCCTCATCAAAAAAGCTTGAAAGGCTGGGCGTATTTTTTAATGTATCGCCAATGGCCTTGAAATCGCCGTGAACGACCTCATGAAGAACCGCCCCGGTTTTGTCGCCTATTGCCGTGAGAACGTTAAATGTAGATTTGGCAAAACTTATCAGGGCAGTGCCGGCCGTTGCAATGGCCGCTTTTATCGTCTTGAGCACAGACATAACCGCGGCTGTTACTATCGTAACGCCGATTTTTAACAGGCTGAAGAAGTTATTAAAAAAGGTGCTTACATAATCCCCGCAGGTGCCTGAGGAATCGCCCACGCTCCCGGTTATTTCATCGATTGCGGCGCCCGCTTCTGTCGTGATATATTTCAGCCCGTTCCGGAAATCGGTCATGAACCGGGCTAAATCTGCCGTGATAGCCTGAAACCACTGATTATTATTTATAAAATTGCTTAAACCGTCTAACGCGTCTACAGCAATCCACACTGCCTGGGTGATAACATCACCAAGCCCGCCGTTTCCGTTGCCGCCCAAAGCATAAAGGAAATCACTCCAGGCGTCGCCAACGTTTTTTATAGCGCCCGTCAGGCCCTGCATCTGACTTTCCGCCGCCCCGGCAAAATCGGATTTACTGATGCTTGACACATAATCAAGCATGGCCTGCTTCGTGTTGGCTATTTCAGTGACGGAACCTTTAAAAGATACTTTGATCTTGTCCCCGGATTTTTCAGCCTGAATGCCTAACTGCTGGAGGCCGCGCAGCTGTCCTGCTGTAGCTGAGTAAACAGCCTGGGAAACTTCCGTTAATGATTTTCCGGTGCCGACCGCAATATTGCTCAGATCTTTGATTAAATCCGTTGTCGGCATGATTCCGGACTTGCCCAGCGTTAAAACGGCCTGCCGTATCTCATCAAAACTCTGCGGCAATTCGCGAGAAAGATTATTAAACGTTGTAAAAACAGCCCGGGCCTGTTCAGCGTTATCAGTAATCGCGCGGAATGAAGATATAACCTTCTCATTTCCCGCTACCACATCGGCGATTTGCTTAAAAAATGCCGCTGTGACGAATCCCGCAAAAAGCCCTTTTAAGGATGTTACAGCAGACCCGACATCGCGCCAGGATTTTTCAGCCCGCTTGCCGGATTTGTTTATGCTATCTGCCGCTCTGCCTGCGGACCGTTCAGCGCCTTTTAATCCCTGCTGAAAATCATCCGTTTTCAGCTTCATGAGCAGCGTTAAACTTTTCGCAATGGCCATAACAAAACCTCTTTAATCCTGGTACCCTTCCGGCCTGATTTTCCCCGCGTGTTTTTTGCTGTATTCATACTCCGCGTTTTTCAGTATGTAATAGCCCTGCCACAGCGTAATCTCAGACAACGGCAATGCTAATACATCATGCAACGGCTGCCCGGTATCCTTTGCAATCTCAAAACATGTGCGGAGGATCGGAGTATGATCAATCAGTTTTTTGTTGTTTCAGCGTCCGGGATATGTGTATTCAGACGCTTGACAGTCTCCGCAAGTTTCGCGAAAAGCCAGCCGGGGCAGTTATCGATAAAATCTTTCCTGTCTTTCTCAGACTGATAATCAAAAATATGATTGCCGTTCTCATCATACACACATGCGCCAATCATGTATGCGGCCGCATCCTTTTCCTTCTGCGCATTGCCGTAATGAAGTATGCCTAACTCATGCCCCGCGGACGGTTCTCTGACTGTATATGTAAATGACTTGCCCCCGAGCGAAAAGGTGATCTTTTCGCTGTTCAGCAGTTCGTTGACGTTGGTTTTCAGATAATCAATAATCTTCATGTTTCATTCCTTAAAAAATGCCGGGCATCATGCCCGGCTGGGTGAATTTATGCTGGATTTGTACGGGTAAACTTTCCGCTCATCTTGAGATTGACCGTCATAGAGATCTTATCTTCCTGACCCTTCGCGGCTTCCTCAGTGCCGAGAATCGCGAATTTAGCCTGGTTGATAACGCCGTTGCTGTACTGGGTTTTCAGATAGCAGTAATTGCCCCCGGCCTGTGCAAGCGTGATAAAAGCAGCCTGATCTTCATCATCAAGATACTCATAAAACTCAATTGATGATTCAGCGCCCTCATAGATTCCCGGGCGGTATTCCTTCGCGACATCCGCTACTACAGTGTCATCATCCTGAGCAGACGAAAACGACCACTGAGGAGTCTGAATCAGGCCGTTCAGAGGACGCCAGGCGCTCTCGGCCGGGGCGGTTCCGTCCGCGGTAATAGGCGCCCACATGGTAAGAGACCCAGCCGCCAGCTGGCTGTACTGATGTTTATAATTATAGATAGGCGTATAAGACATTTATTTTTCTCCTTTCTCCAAAACTGCTATTATGTGCACATTGATAACAGCGTGATTTTCAGGATCATACGCCGTTTCAAAATTAGACAGGCTCACCCACATCTGGATTTTATCATCATACATGCGCCCCTCTTCCAGGACGGATGATAATTTAGACAGCAGTCCGTAAGCTTCCTCAAAGGTCCCCGCAATTAAGGCTAACTCATAACTCAGCTGCATACCCGTGACCACTGCCGCGCCTGTCGTCTGTGACAGGACCAGGACGGGGAGTTTTTGCGCCGCGTTGGTATCAGTAAGCGGGGAGCGGAACCAGTAAGGCTTGACGCCCATTATTTCGGTTAATTCCGCGCTAAGCAGTTCGTTACAGTGCTGTACCTGTGTAAAAGGGTTGCTCATTCTGCCATATCCCGTTTTATAGCTTCCATGAGGTCATTATATATACTTTGCGCGATATTGTCCTGATTTTCCGTCAGATACGCTAAAATCTTTCTTGCCTCAACGCCGTTTATCTCTTTATATCGCGCGTTTTCTCTCTCTTTCTGTAAATTTTTCTGCAGCTGTGATGTATAGCGTTCTATGGTCTTCTTGTATTTTTCCGCTTTTTTATCCGTCCCTGTCAGCCTTATTTTACTTGACAGGAAAGATTTTTGCATGTGCTCTGATAGTTTCTGCTGATATTTAGCTATCTGAGCCTGTTCACGTTCAATTTTTTTGCGTATCTTCGACTGCCTGATTTTCCTGTGATTGATATGCGATTTTGTGCCCCAGTTGACAAAAATCGCGTACTGGGGGGCGTACCACTGATAACGCCCGTGTTTTTCACCGTCTATCTCCTGCGGAACGTTTGCCAGGTATGTAGACACATAAACGCCATCTGCGGTTATTTTAGAGTTCGTACGTACAGAAGAAGAAAGCGCCCCTGAAAATTTATGCAGTCTTGATGATATGCGGGATTTGACTGATGATTCAACGGCCTGATTATGCCTTTTCAGTATCTGCCTGTAAGTCTCGAGCGCTTTCTGCGTTCCTACTTTCTGCCGCCATTCGTCAAACGTCTTTTTTAGCACGTTTGCATCATAGATTCCTGATGATACAGACATATATCAATCCTGTACAAGCTCAACTGCCAATATCTCGGATCGCTCTTCTCTGTCAGTCGTGATATTCAGTACATTGTAAAACTGCCCACGCCAAAGAATGCGATCCCCTACGCAAATATCAGAATTTAACCGGATTTTTACGGTCATGGCCTGAGCTGCTATATCCCGGCCGGATTCCAAAAGTTTTCGGATTGACACCTGCCTGACATTTGCCCTAACTACCGGCCCTTCTGTGTAATGTTCTATCGATTCCCCCGCCGCGTTCTGTGTGCTGCTGAAATAGTAAAACTGAATCTTTTCTGACAGAATTCCCGCATTGAGCATTTTTAATTCTCTCCATCATCACGATACTTCAGGCAATAGGGATCTAATAAATGCTTGTAAAACGTTGCAAACTGCCCAGTTGCTGTAATTTCGCGCTGCTTGTAAAAATCCCCGACCTGACACCGGATATACTGCTTCACCCCGGCCGGAACATCATCAGCGGACGCCGCAAGCGCCTGCGGATCTTTCTGCCGGATAATCTCGCGGCACATAAAATGCTCGGCCATCTCGACCGCCGCGGCTTCATACTCAAGAAGCAGATCATCGTCATCATTGATATCTATATTCAGATGTTTCTTCAGGTCATCAAGTGAAACTGGTAAATCTGCCATATCTTCCTTCTGATACAAAACAAGTGAAACTGGTAAACCTGCCATATATTCCTCCTGATACAAAAAAGCCGGGGCATTGCCCCGGCTCCTATCATAACCGAAAATTATATTTTATGACGATGACGATGCCGAAGTGGGAATACTGAAATCACCGGCAGAAAGCGCGTTAGGATCCTCAACAGCGAATCCGAGACGCTCCTCGGCCCTGAGGGTTACGAGATTCGTGGTGAAGTTTGACGCATCGTCAAAACTTGCCATCATCTCGGCGCCCATGCGCTGATAAATAGTGCATCCCTCCTGGAGTGAGCCGAGAATGTACTTTCCGGCAGGCAGTGCCCCTGAAGTCAGCACCGGCAGGCCCCACACGGACTTGCCTGCAACCATTGCGGGGCCGCCGAGCAGATACTCTCCCAGTGTGTTCTTCATCAGGCTGAGAGTGGTCCACTGGGCCGGATTCAGCACAAGGATGTTCGGCGTATAATTCAGCGTCTCAATATGGTTCTTTACCTTAAGGACAAAATCAATCAGCGTATCACCCTTTGCCACGCCGGCGGCAGTCGCATTGTCTGATACGGTAGTAAGCAGTCCCGGAAGATTCGGGCTTGTTCCATCGCCGTTGAGAATCTGCGCCTCGATCGTCTTCCTGAGACCGACAAGCAGCTTATTCATGATGTATGACGCTACGAGCGGGGCATCCTCATAAGCCTGCCTGGTAAGCCTGACCCAGTGCGCTACTGTCTCAATTTTGCAGTTTGCAAGGCTGAAAGTGAATGCTGATTCAGGCTTCGGCGCGGCTTCAGCAACGAACGCCGCGTTGTTGGTTACACTGCTGGACTTCAGATATTCAACCATGTTGGAGGCAGTCTGCACAGTCGGAATAAGATCCTGAATCTTTGTGCCGGTGTCATCGGGAATCCCGACAAACTTGCCCTGGGCGGGGGGCACAATGGAACCGTGTGAGACGCTGTTGGATGCCTGAGAACCGATGGCGTCCTTAAACGCAAGCCTGAAGGACTTCTGCTCACCGGAAAGCATGGACTTATACCCAGCGGATTCAATAAAAGTCTGTCCGGCAGTCTTTACCTGGGCAGGGGTGCCGGCCGCGTTCTCATGGTGCGCCTTCTGCAGGACCTCATTAAGATCCTTTGCGGCCTTTGCCTGCTCATCGCTCAGGCTCTTGATCTTCTCATCAATGGCAGCCCTGGAGGCCTTTACATCAGTCTCCACGGCGGTGATCTTTTCGCCGAATTCCTTAATCGCGGAAAGAAGCTCGTTAGTGTTATTCTCTTCCATGTTGATTATCCTTTTTTTGTGAAACTGTGAATCAGATCAATTATTTCCTTTTCTGTCTCTTTCCGTCTGAGGGCATCGCGCTCCCGGTCAAAAACAGACTTCAGGCAGGAAATGAATTTTTTAGCCTGTTCACGCGAAAAAACACCAACATCCCGCAGGTATCTTTCAGCCGTTTTATAATCTTTGATTGATTCTACATCAAACGCCTTCACCTCGTCAATCCTGGCATTCGGATTGCATGGCATTGCGCAAATGCTTATCTCAAAAAGATCATCAATAGACTTAAAATCAAATCCGCCGCTGTCGTTTTCCTCAACGCCTTTCATCGAGTAGGATATACCCACGGAAAGCCCCGACATGCTGCCAAATTTCAGCGCACTGTAGATCTCTTTGCCGGATTCAAGATCTCTGTTTATGCGGCCTGATACATGAAGCCCCTTCTCATCCGATGTAATCTCATCCCACACACCGCAGGGGATGCTGTAGTGATCATGAGCAAAAAACATTACGGGCATCTGTCCGCCGCTGTGTATCCTGTCTAAAACCGCGTCGTAACAGCCCGGCAGCATGACATCACCCGCGAGGTCAGGGTTGTTATAAGTGCTCGCATATCCGGAGATTTTCCCGGATTCATCGTTCTCGGCAGTCTTGAGGACCGTATGAACTAAAAAATTCTTTTTCATGCTTAATTTTTCTCCGGATTAATGCTGTTCATTGTTCCTTCCTGGCTCGGCGTTGTTTTCCCAAGTGTTTCGAGCGGCATCAGGTTGCTCTGTACTGTAAGAGAATCCGCCTCAGGGATATCGGACGGGTTCCAGCCTTCGGCGTTTCGAATCTCATTTCTTGACCGCAGACCGTTCTGAACATGCGTGGCATAAATAGCCGCCCTTGCCTGGTCATCTGCGCGGTTCAATTCCCCGATACGGAACCTGACTTCGTGATTATGCCGCTCGTCTTTTGTCGCCACTCTCTTCATGAGCGCCTTTTCAGCTGAGACGCATAACGGCAGAATTGTAGCCTTATAAAACCACCTTTCAAGCTTTTCATAATCGCCGGATTCTGCCCCTACTAACGCGGGCGGAACCCCAAACCAGCGGCAAATCTCAGTAGTTGAAAATTTGCGTGTTTCCAACAGCTGAGTATCCGCGGGGGATAAGGCCATGGCGTGAAACTCCATGCCGCAATCCAAAACGGCTACGCGCTCGCCGGACGCCTGAAAAGACTTTGCAACGCTGATTTTCTGCTTTTGATTCAGCACCTGGTTAGGCGTGATAACGCCGTATATCTTGCCCTTGTCAATAAAAACCTTAATAGCGTTTTCCTGGGCTGATATAGCTTCCGTCAGGGTGCTGCGCATGTATTCAATAGGTGATAATCCTATAAGACCGTTCCCGATCCCCTTCCAGTGCATTATCTCATCAGACGCATATCTGATGATCTTGCCGTGTCTGTCGGTATATTCATATACTATACTGTTATCGTTTTCGCGCTTGACATTCATCTGATCCGCGCTCAGCGGATAGAGTATATACGCGGTCCCGTCTGTCTTCCTGATGATGTGAGCATAGGCATTTCCCCGGAGCAGACGATTCATGCACATTGTCTGCCAAAATTCAAAGGAGGTCATATCCTGATTGGGGGACGCGTTAAGCACAAAATCAAGATTACATTGCCTGTCCAGCATCCGCTTGCCGTCTTTGTCAAACGTGAAGACGTCAACCGGGATCGAGGCTATCGTCTCACTTATCAGGTTTACACATGCCCATACGGTACCCAGCTGGGTTGCGGCATCAGGCGTG